TTCCTACTACCACCAAACTGCATTAGTGGTTTTGTATAAAATTTTAAATATTCCCAAGCAATAGCTTTACCTTGTCTATAAGTCGGAGCTATGAATGCACATAAACTCCTAGGCTTGTCTGCTGCTGTTTTAATTAATTCGTTAATTGAAAGTACTGATTTCCCAAATCGTCTGTGACAAACTAGGACACTAAATCTTTTTCTAGTATTATGTACTTCCTTTTGATACTCTCGAGGTTTATAAGGAACCTCAATTATCTTAACTTTCTTTTTGCCATTGGACTTTGATTTGGACTGGTTCATCTATTCCTACTCTTGAAGTTGTACTAGCTAACCTTGGATGAACAAAAGGTGCTGCCTTTTCGGCTGCGTACATTTTTCGTTCAGGTGAGCTTGCAGGATTGTTTAACACAGATAATAAATAATCCAAAGGAGAATGTTGGTATTTCCCAGCCATTTCTTCCATAGATTTCCACAGCTTTTTAGTTTTAGATCCTAAAGGTCTACCAGCTCCAGGTCTTTTACCACCATGTTCGCCACAGCATTTAGTATCCTTTTCAGGTTTACTAACTTCGTTTTCGTATGTTTTATCTTCTTCAACCATTAGATTATTTTTCTTCCTCGTTTATCGAATTGTCTCATTGAAGGATATGAAAATTTTCTACCAGCTTTTCTACCAATATGTCTAGCTCCAGTATAAATTAATGGTAATGCTAGTGCTGTACCTGGTGCTCTTAAAGCTAGTTTACCTACATTCATAGCTAACTTACCTGTGCCTTTAAATAAACCTACAGTTGGAGCTGCATATCTAGAATAAACAGGCGTTGCTGCTCCTTTAGCTGCTTTGTAGCTTTTTTTAGCTCCTTTTTTAAATTTATTCCAATCTTTTTTCCAGTTACCAGTTTTCTTTTTCTTTTTAGTAGCCATATTTTGCTTTCTTTCCTTTTTTCTTTGCGTACGCTTTAGCTTTTTTCTTACCAGCCTTAGTGTATGCGAATTTTTTCTTTCCTACTTGTGGCATTTATGCTCCTTTCTTTTTTTTTCCATTAGTCAATTTTTTATATCCAGCATATCCACCTACAATCAGTCCTGCAGCTCCTACTTCTGTAGCTAGATCATAAGGAGAATAGTTTGGCATCATTTTAGATTTAGGAAAAAATGGTTTTTTCCATCCTTTTTTCTTTGGCATTTTAAATGCTAATTTATTTTTAGGTTTTTTTTGACTTTTTACAGCTTTATATGCTTTAGCCATTTGATTCATAGTCAATCCTGCTACATACTTTGCTACCATAATATTATACTCTTAATAATCCCCTCATTGCAGCGTCTCTTGAGTTCGGCATAGGCATATTTCCACCTGGACGTTGACCCATAGCTGCCATTTGAGGATTTTTTATTTGTTGTTCTAATAAACCCTGTTGTTTCTTAGCTATTTCTGGAAGTAATTTAGCTTTTATAATTAGTTGTAGCTTCTGCTGCTCCTCTGGAGACAGTCGAATCATTTTATCTGCTAATTTTTCTAAACTTCTGCTCATTTATAAACTCGATTTGTAATCCTTTATTTTAGCTGTAGCTCGAAACTTAGGATCTTTTAGTTTTTTAGGAAAAGCATCACGCCTTTTCCACGATCGCTTTAGCCATCTCGTAGAAATCCTATCTATTTCTGGAAACATTAGTCCTGCTGATTTAAAAAATCTCATTTTCCTTGTCCTCTGTATTTCTTCTTTTTAGACCTTCTTTTGGCTTTATTCATCATAGCCCTAGATGGTCTACGTCCTATACTCGTTTTCTTGAATTTAGAACGTGATTCATGTTCGACTTTGGCTAAGAGGGATTTCCCCTTTTTCTTAGCCATTAGTCGTCTCTATCTAGAATATCCCAAGCTACTGCTCCACCTAGACCTGCCCCATAAAGCTTCTTGTGCTTTCTAAGGTGTCTATGTCCTGCAGCGTACCTATCTAGTACTTTAGCTCTGCCTTTTTGTTTTACGCCAAATTTAGCTAAAACACCCTTTTTACCTACTATAGATTCTGCCCATGGTCTTAGGTCTTGTTTAATCCATTTTTTTCTTTTTCCATGTCCGAATTCGCCCTTCTTCACTTTTGAAGTAACGATTCCAGTTGCTTTTTTCTGGATTACTTGACCTTTACGCTTACCTTTTTTAATCGTATAGTCTCTAGTAGTTTTGGCTGTTTTAACAGTATAAGGCGACAATTTTCTCGTAGAACGCAAAACTGCCCCTGTTCCTAATCTTAGAAGGTGCATTGCTCCTGCTGCGAAAGGTATTGCCATATTATTTCTCCTGTTGTTGTTAATATAAAACCCCTTATTGGAGTCTATTCGTTGATAACCCCCCTATACAAAGAATCGACATCAAGTCGATATCTTCAGGGGTGAATTCAAAACCCTGTCGAATTGCTAGCGACAACTTTGTCGCAATTCGTCTTTTTTATTTATTAATTGTCGAATCACAGATTCGGCTTTAGTTGTCAATAATTTCTCGCTATCTTTAGTGATAGCGAAAAATAATTGTTATTAGTTGTTTGGTAATTGGTTAACTTGTGGCGAAATCACTTGATTAATCGATTACCGAATAACTCTCAACCTATTGATATCATTAACTAACTTGATAGTTGATATATTAATAGACACATAAATAAGTGCTAATTCGAAGGGTTATATCGAAGGCACACAATATAGGAGATATATATGAATATAGTTAAGTCAGTTAAGAAGTTAGGTAATAAGGTTAAGAAGGGATATGATAATACACAGATTAATCCCTTTAAAATACCTGATAAAATAGAAATTACTCATAAGATAGATATAGTTGGTACTTATGGTGAGTTCTTTAAATGGTTTAGTGGTTTGACTCCCAAAGAAGTAGAGAAAATAGCTGATACTCTTGCTAAAAATGGCAAGATGATTGAATCAGTAGTTAAGAAAAGATTCAAATGAGTCAGTTATTTTACGTAGCTACCATCTTTGCAGTCCTATTAATGATATAACAACTATAAATTGTAAGCGATTATGTTTAGTAGTAATCGCTTATAATTATAAATAACTAATATAAAAAGGAGAGAGTATGATTAATATAGATGATATAGTAGAGAGAGATGTAGATAGGTGTGGCAGTTATGTCGCACTATACTACGAGTTCCCATTTCCTGAAGTTTCTATTGAAAGAGAGAGGCTAGATGAAGAAATGAGATACCAAATGAAGAAGAATCCATTGATTGCTTTTTCTTAGCGAAAATCAATCAATTTAACCATAGGAGGATATATGTCTACACAATCAACATTCGTTTCTTATAGGGAGTCCAAGACACCTGAACAGAGACGAGCATATGTAGATCAACAAATAGCACTAGGCAATCCAAAATATAAGTCTAGAGCTACTTGGATACAAGAGAACCAAGCGACTATTCGTGTTGGTGTTCTTGAGAAAAGAGTTGAGACACTAGAGGCTTTGTTAAAAGCTAAAACTGATAAATTAGTGAAGTAAAGAAGTCTGGCTATCGCCTGTGCCTACTCGGCAGGCGATGGCCTGTTAAAAATAATTTTACAAATCCTGTATATCTCTCTCGCTGGGTGAAAGAATCGTCTGGTTAGAGCGATAAGCCACTAGAGAGTGTGTGAAAAATCTTGGAGATGGCTACCAAGTTTGAGTCGTACTGGGCAACAATGCTTTAGGACAAGGACGCACATATACTAGGTTATCTGTAGAGCTAAACTTAGATGTACTAACATCTAACTAAGGACCCTATGGATTTCAACAGCAGTCCTAGCGTTTGCAAGCGTTAGGCGTTTCAGTCTTTGACTGGAGTTAGCAAACCTGTTGGCGAGTGAGATATATAGAATAAATGAGGGAGATTTAGAATCAGAAGTAAGAACTCTTAAGTCATTAACTGATAGAGCCTTCTGAAATCTCATATTTACTAGGCGACAGCGTAATGAGTCGCCTAGTTTTTTTTAAAAAAATAATGTCGAATCGAAGATTCGGCTCTTTAATAAGGAGTATATATGAAAATATTTGAAGTTGAATTTATATATGATGATTATGACAAACGAGAAGCTAATGGAGTAGGTTCAAGAAAGAATCCATTTAGAGTGCGTATACCATTTCCAAAAGATAAACCATATGAAGCTACATATTGGAGTGATAACCATAGTATTATTAGAAAAATATTTCAGAAGAAATATAATCCAACAATTAATGGGAGTACCTATGAAAGAAAATATTGGGTACGAGCAATAAGGAGAGTTAGATGAAAGATAAATACTGGCAAGATTTAGCTAATAAACATTTAGTTGGTAGAACTATTGTTAAAGCTGAATGGTTAAGTCCAAGTGAATCTCAAGAATTAATGGGATGGGATTACCAACCATTAGAATTATTTTTAGATAATGGAACAATATTGACACCAATGGCTGATGATGAAGGTAATAATGCAGGTGCAATTTTAACTAATGTTAAAGTTCCATATAAAACTAAAAAGGGTGAACAAAAAATGGGTGAAGTAATTTACCCTGTATTTAGAGGAAAGGAAGATTTTGAATGAAAAAACAAAATAAAGTACCAAAAGGATGGACTGCTAAACAATATGCAGAACATTTATTATGGTTAAGTAAATTTACTGACTGTAAGGAGGTAAAGAGTGTACCGAGTAAAAATAAAAGGAAAGTTCAAGGAAAAACCAATAAATCTAGCAAGAGCAGTAAATCTGATGTTCAAGCAAAAGTTTAGTGGTTCAATACAACAAGAACATTTAGATTGGTGGAAGCCATATTGGATTAAACCTATATATCTCGAAATATTATATCCAAAGTTAGGATGGATAACATTAGTTAAAATATTTAGAGAAGGTAAGCCATCAATCAGAGTTATAACTCGACCAACCAGCTCCAACAAGCGAGAGCTGTTTGTTCTCAATAAATTATATGGAAAGGAGAATGTATGGCAGTAAGATCTAGAAGAAAAAACTTTAGGTTTTTAATGAATGCTAAACAGATAGCTGGACAATTACTTCTACATAGAATGTGGAATGGATTATCACAAGAAAAAGTTGCTGATGTGATAGGTGTAACATTCCAACAATATCAGAAAGTAGAGAAATGTGAAAACAGATGTCTAGCTGAACAATTATTAGCAATATGTAATGCTTATGATTGGGATCCAAGAACTATATTAAAAGCAGATCCTATTAAAACATTAGATGCTTGGATACATAGACGTAAACCAAGAACTAGAGCTAATATTATTAATAGACCAGAAAGAATAAGACAAAAGTTAGATAAATTAAATGATCAAGCGTATAAACATTATTTTAATAAAAATAGTAATGATCCTTTAATACTAACAGAAGATATGGAGGTTAAATAGTGAATGGAATTTTTAATTTTGTTCGATTTGTTACTTATAGCGTTTCTGCTTTAGTAATAAGAAAATCTTGGAATTGGCTCACTGCTGATGTGGACCCAATTCCTGGAACACAACAGTTTGATGATGAATTTTATCAAACTAAAAAAAAATACGATCGTATGTTAAAAAAAAAAAGGAGGTATGATGAAGCGTATAGAAAAGTTCGGTGAGTATGCTGTTCGTGCAGTTACTTATCCATTAAGAGTCTGTATTGGTATTGTGCAATGTATAGACAAAGCAACACCAGATACATTAGACGATGTAATGCCATTTGAATTTAAAAGAAAGGAGGATAAAAATGGAAAAAAAGCAAGAAACAACTCAAGAGCTGTATAACAGAGTACATTCAAAGTTTTATAAAATGTATAAGAATATAGCTATGCAGGTTAAGATTGCTGATGAAGTAATCAAAGAAGTTGGAGTTCGAGAAGGTAATATTATCGGACAACAAACTGCAGCTGCAACAGTTGTAATTAGAGGACATAAATTAGTTGATGGTGATAAAGAAGCTAGAACTGTTAATGAAAGAGCTAGTAAACTTGAATCAGAATCAGCTAAACTTAAAGAACAAACAACAAAGGTAGCTTAATATGACTGATAAAATAATGAGACCAATAAGACAAACTGAAATGGATTATTGGAATTTCACTATTGATAGCGAGTATGACAATAGAAAAAATTCTCTGAAATCTGAAATGGTTGATGAGATAAATGATATTGCTGATACTAACTATCCTAAGTTTATGAAAGCTCTTAAAGTAGATAAGTTAACTAAAGATATTGATAAACTTTATAAAGATTATCATAAATTTAAATCTGAGAAAGAACTTATCGAACAAGAAAAAAAACGTAGCTTAGATAAAGCAGTAAATGCTTTAAGTATTCAGTTAGAGAAATGGAATAAAGTTAGAAAATGGAAAACTGATGGACATTTTAAACATGGAGAGCTGGAAAAACCAGATCAACATGATCAGTTGTTTAAACGTTTATGCCATGAAGAAACTGAAAGAGCATATTATGCTAGTCCAAAAGGTAGAGCTTTAAAACTATTAGAAATATCTGCTAAAAGATGTAAGCATAGTTTAAATGCTGGTTTGCCTTTGGACACTGCTGTTAGTGTTATACATCAAGAGATGAAATCACAGAAGATTAATTTAGATCTTCCAAAAAATGTATTTAATCCAATGATGTTAGAAAATAAATAAAATTTTGAGTTAAATATAATGGTCTAATGTATCATAACAAGAATTTATTCAAATTTATGAGCATAGTTATATTCTACTTGGAATATGCCTACGCCCAATCTTTATTGGTTGGGCGTATGCCCAAATAAATTAATAAAGGAGGAAATATGGGATTTGACTTACATGGTGAAAATCCAACTGTTAAAGAAGGTACTGTAAAACCAAAAGAAATTGATTGGGATACAGCTACTCAAGAAGAAAAAGAAAAATACTGGGATTTGCAAAGAGAATTTAGAGACGCTAACCCAGGTGAATACTTTCGTGCAAACGTTTGGTTCTGGAGACCAATATGGAA